AAAAAGATGTTTATGAATGTAGTAGATGTTGTATAGAGGGGAAATGGAATGAGTAGTTTACCACCTGGCATAACAGATAGTATGTTAGAAGGTAGTGATGATCCATGTGGAAGATGTGGTCATGTATGGTCAGAACACTTAGAGGAGGAGGATTATGTTTATAATTCCTATGGTGAAGTTGTCACAGCCTGTGATAATAAATATTGTGATGGGTGTGAGGGGTATTTTGAAGGGGAATATGAGCCAGAAGTGTTCCAAGAATATGATTAATTAGTTACTTAATGATACAAAAACTATCAATTTGTTACCAATGAATGATACAGAGACACTTGTAATGCAATCTGTTCGTATGAGATTAAGGGGTAAAGAGGCTATTGCATACATTCAAGCTCATGGTGTAACGATAAGCCTTCAACATTATTACAAGGTTAAAGGTAAATTAGATAAGGAAAAACTAAGCAGATTACATGAGATAGGAAAGTATGGATTTGTTGATCAACATCTTGAACGTATAGACAACTTGGAAACAGTTCAAGAACTATTATGGAAAAACTATTGGAAGGTTCATTTGAATAGACCTGATTCTGCTCTTAGAATACTTAGAGAAATTAGAGAAATACAGCCATACCTATCGGCTTATTACGAAGCAACTAAACACATAATACAGAAGGACAATGGACAAGGAAGTATCAATTTATCCAGTTTGGGAACAACAGCAGAAAGAACTTGAGGAGGAATTTGTTGATTTCCCAGAGTATAGGGGATTAACTTTTCAAGAGTTTTGGGAAGCACTACCAAACAAATTAGAATACTTTGACTATGAGGAGGAATTAACATCTATCCTAGAGAATAATAAAAAACTATGGGTAAAGAAGGCAACAGGCTTAGGCATTACAGAATGGACAATTCGTTGGATAGCCTGGAACTGTCTTAAAGATGATTTATGGAAAGATACCCAAGTTGATGTTACAGGGGTAATAATTACAGGAGCAAACCAAGACCTGACAAACAAGGTAGTTGGTAGAATGAAGTCATTATTTAATCATGAGTTTAAGACAAAGGAATCAGTATGTATCTTGAACGGTTGTAGAATTGAGGCATTTCCAACTAACCATTTGTCACCTGCCAGAGGACTTAACCCAAAGATAGTAATGCTTGATGAGGCAGATTTCTTCCCGAACAGATACCAAGATGAAGCTCGCACAGTAGCAGAAAGATACATACCAAAGACCAACCCACATATCTTGCTTATCAGTACACCCAACTTGCCAGGTGGATTGTTTGAACGAATGGAAGATGAAACAGATAATGGTTATGTAATGAAGCAGATGGATTATACAATAGGATTAAACAAAGTATTTGATCCAGTAGATATAGAGACAGCAAAGAAATCTCCAAGTTTTGAACGTGAGTACAATCTCAAGTATGGATTTGGAACAGGAGATATCTTCGAGGGTATTGAAGGTGTTATAGAGGAATATGATTTGAATGTAATAGGTGGAAGGGGTGGCTGTTATGGCGATCCTGCTTTTGGCTCGTCAAACTTTGGTGTATTAGGGGGGGAAATAAGAGATAATTTATTGTATGTAACGGAAGCAAACGAATTTCCACGACCAAGCCCAAGTGCCATGTTAGATGTAATTGAAGAAATGGCTCACAGATATAATGACAACTGTAAGATAGATTCAGCACACCCTGGATTCATTCGTGACCTAGAGGAAAGAGGAATCCCTGCTTTACCTATCAACTTTGGACTTCAAATAAGGGATCATGAGTCAGCCAATATGCAATCGTTAAGAAGTAAAATGACAATCAATGCTTCACAGATGGTCAAGAATGGTAAAGTGAGAATACACCCAAACCATACTAAACTATTGGCACAGATGAGGTCAGCCCAATTCGATAAGAAAGGTGGTATAGATAAGTCAGAATTAAACGCAGATGTATTGGATTGCTTTATCATGTGCTGTTGGGATCTCAAAGAGTTTGATTATGGTCACTATGATATTATGTCAGATAAATTGGTCAAACAAGACGATACCGAAAAACCTAAAAGCAAGGGTGGAATATCAATAAATACTGAGGTATTTGAATGAGTAACATTATGACTAATGATGAGAAGCTTCAAGAGTTTATAGTTAAAGCCACAGGCAAGACCATAGGAAGAAACAGCAAACAAACACTAGCCACTCTATTTGCCAATTCATACGCTGAATATGTTAAAGCGTTTAAACAATTAAAACAAGGTTATGATTTATTCAAAGAACAAGAAGCTATTATTAACAAGATTAAAGAGGAATCAAAAGACCTTGATATGTTACCGACTTCTGTAATCAATGAGATAATCAATGACAAGAACGATTAGACGCAGAAATAGCAAACACCCTACTAGAGATGGCAATCATAATCCAGTATGTGTTGATCCAGATAATTGTGATGATTGTAAATGAGAAGAATGTTAGTAAGTGAAGATTGTATAAGATGTAGACAAAAAGCAAAAATGTGGACTATGTATGTAGAGGCAAGGAAAGAATATGATGTGCAATAGTTGTGATGATTATACATGACCAAATCAGATAAATGGGATAAGAGGGATAAATATATGGGTTTCTGGGAGTTCTTAAACTTTGACAGGTTCTATCATAGGGGAAAACTATCCAGGATATTTATGAATACAATGGTATTATTGGGTGTTGCACACTTGGCAATATTTACCATGTGGCTTTCAGAGACAATAATGTGGAGTTTAAGATAAATGACCAAATCATTTCATATCTGTCCTCAATGTTTTAAATTTAGAGGAAAGACATTTAAAAGAGAGGGTTGGATATTATCTTATGAATAGATTACCACAAACTCCAGAGGCATTACTATTATTATATATCAAAGCTGTAAATGAATTATTAGATTCAGTTAAGGCAAAAGAAAAAGAGTTAAAGGAAGCAAAGGATAATGAACCTAAAACTGTAATGCACTACACTACAAGATTAGTTCAAGATTGGTTCAGGAGCAAAGGTGGTTTACCAATACCCGATTAATTTATTCTATTATATATATGATAATTAAGAAAAACATTATGAATCCATTATTATTAAATCTGAATATTACTTCCGTTAATAATCGTGGTAGTGAATAATTGGCTTACGGATTATATCTTATAATGGATCAGCCAAAATGGTTCAGAGGGGATTTTAGTTCCACAAATAAACTAACAGGCACAATTTATTCAGATCAAAAATTTACAAGAGAGGCAAACTTAACAGGATATACAATTACAATTAGACTAACCAAGAATCATAGATGGGGTGATTATTTCAACAAGACAGGTTCTATTGTATCAGCAACAGATGGAACATTTGAATATGCAGTAGCAGAGAATGAGATACCACCACCAGGCTTATACAACGTCAAGATAGAATTATCTAAATCAGGAGCAAGAGAATCAACATTAAATAGACAGGAGTTAATGGTAGTTGAAGGTGCAACAGCATGAATGACGCAATAGGAAACCCAATTAACTATGATATTCAAGAGAATAAAATACAAGAGAATAAAATTCCATTAGCCAAAATTGTACGATCAGATTATCAACGTGAACAACCTATCCAAGTAACCTTTGAACAGTTGATTAAATATCACGACAGAACCCCACAACTCCAAATAGCAGTATCATCTTATTCAGAATTAATTACTGGCACAGAAATGAATGTCACCTGTAATTCAGATACAGCAACAGAAGTGTTAAACGATTGGATAAGAGCCTCTGATTTTTATGACAAGTTTGAAAATATGGTCACTACTTGTCTAATCACAGGCAATTCAATCTTAGAAAAATTAGACGAGAATGACATACAAGGTGTAGAGGAAGTAGATATGCAAACCATCATATCCAAGAAAAGGAATGAGTTTGGTGAATTACAATACTATGAGCATAGAACTAATCATGGTCAAACAGCAAAACTAGGTGAGGGCAAACTAGGTAAATTTATAGAATTTAACTTAACAAACTATTCTAAACAAGCATGGGGTAAATCATTATTCTATTCACTAGCTATTCCAAGAACAATAGGAAACAGAACAACTGCTCCACTAATAGAAATCATGTGGGGAATAGAGGACGCCATGTCAGCCATCATTTTAAATAATGCTTATCCAATTACTACAATCACATACCCAGGAGCAAGTGATCCATACTTGGAAAAAGAGGCAGTTAGATGGCAAAAGTATAAGCCAGGAGATAAGAGGGTTCAAAAGATTAAACCTGAAATAGAGTTCTTTGAAACACAAGGTAACAGCAAGTACACAGATTACATTAACCACTTGGAAAAAGTGTTTGAGTTAGGAACACAATTCCCACACGATATTATGACAGGTGACTTTACAAGCAGAGCTTCATCAGAGACAACAGATAATATTGTAATGAAAAGAGTTAGGGGTTATCAACGATATTTGGCTAACAAACTAAAGGTGGAACTATTTGACAACATACTAATCCAAAACGGATATGATCCAGATGTAGAGGAATGTAATGTTGCATTTACATCACAGAATATTGTAGAGTTGGAAGTGGCACAGATTAAGGATCTCACTACACAGGGTATCATGACCAAAGGTGAATCAAGAGAATGGTTAAGAGTTAATACTGGAATGGAACTTCCTGATGATAAAGAGATTCAAGCTAACCAAGACGTACAAGCAACAGTAGCCAAGAACGCTAAAGACATTAAACAAGAGAAATTTATTCAGGAAAATATGAAACAGATATCAGAGGTAAAAGCAAAGCCTATTAAAAAATGCAAGATGTGTAAGGAGAGCCAACACGCACTATGCACTAAGCGTGGGTGTCAATGTCAATGACAGAATTTGATGATTTGACCAAAAGAATCTTGGACAAGTTAGATGGCTTTGATGAAAAGATAGAAATTTTATGTGAACGTTTAATGAAGGTAGAATATGAATTGAACAATCACTTTAAAGATATAGAGAGGAAACAAGCAAACAAGGATAGAAAGTTCTACATCATCATAGCAGGTATGGGTATCATATTTACATCAGTAGAGATCATACAAAATATAATTTAATAGGCTTTAAATAGGGAATAACTTTCATTATAATATAGCCGTCATGGGATATCTTGAGTTGTAGATTCTAGATATCTGAAAAAGATACCCATCTTAGGCTACCACCAAGACGCATTTCGTGAGAGTGCCATAGGTTTTGTTTCCTATCATTGAGGTGGTATTTTTAGTTAATTATTTTAAACCTTATGGGTTTATATTATCCTTTTTTGCTTATAAATATATGAAATACCCACAAAGATGTGACAGATGTGAAAGATGTCTAACTGATGAGGCAATAAATGCAGGTCTTAAAACTTGTGTTGAATGGTGTGATGATTCAGGTTGTTGGTAATGACACCTAAAATCCTTCCTTGTTATAGATACAAAGCTAGAGTATTAGCAAGACAATTAGACAAAAATGATTATTCCCCAATGAGGTGTAATAATTGAGAAAAAATCAACACGTTATAGACTTTTTAAAATTTGGTAATTATAACGCTGTTATGAGTTATGCAGTAAATAGTGAAAAAAATAACCATTAAGCTTATAATATTAATTAATC